TTTTTTTTATTCAACAATTAAAAACACTCATTCATTTTTCACTTTCTGTTTTTCCTAACTGAATTCAATAACTCAAAAAAATCTTTAATTTGTTTCCAATCATGCAATCGAATAACATTTTTAACATTTCGGTTGTATGGCATATCAAGCAGAATTGCATGACCGGGAAAATTTTCAACTACATGTGGAGCGTCATCAATAATATAATTTACATTTAATAATTCTTTATGAAATGTACTAATGAATTTATTAGCATCAAAAAATGGAAACTTTTCTTTTATCCAAGCCACTTTATCAGAAACAGTATCGGAACGAGCAGAACTAATGATATAGACATCATAGAACTTACAAAGCCATTTGAATCCATCATAAGTCCATTGATCCCTATAATCTAAGGTTCGAAAAAAGCCCGGATCCATTAAAATGTCATAAACCTTGTCACCTGCTTCTGGTTTCACATATTGCAAAACATTATAAGAAACTAAATCTTCTTCACTCAAATTGTCACCATACATTTTATTGTAACGGTCTAATAGCCAAACTTTGTACAGATTATTTAACGTACTGTCTAAACCCACTCCTATTTTTAACATATTCAACACACTTTCTACATTATTTTTTTTTATAAAAGATAACTGAACGACTTTAATACATGCCTGCCATCTTCTATTGTTATCATGGCATCATCTCCAGCTTTAAGCATTACATTCAATTAGAGCCTAGCCGCTGAAACTATGCACGACTGAAGTCGACAGGCTCTACTGTAAAAACGTATCCCTCTTCCCCTCCCTCTAGTTTAAAATTTAAAAGAGTTTATTAGCAAGTAACCTCTGCATAACCTTATCAACTGCAGCATACAAGTCTTCAAGAGTACTATCATTATGAATATTAGCATCCACATCAAAATCGTATATGTGCTGTTCAGTTTCGTGGTAAAACATGTCTTCATCAATCTTTTCACCTTTGTCTTGCATACGTTGTTTCCTTAGTTGTAAGGGAGCAACAATACGAATAATCTTATAACCTTCTTCACGTAATCTGACATATTCATTTGGCTGCCGAAGGTCAGTAATAACGGTAATAAACGTAATATCTGAATTAGTGGTATTATAGTTTTGAGCTACACGTTTAATGTACTTAATATGTTCAAAGCATTTATCTACCCAGAAGTCCTGTCCATATACTTCTCTCATAAGTTGACCGTATAACTGGTATGCCTTGTGAGGTTTAGGGTTGCGAGGAACTTGGGTATACGTGTTATGAAAGTATTCCTTAAGCTTATCACCAAAAGCAAAGGGAACAACACCATATTTGTCTACCATATAGTCACACACTGTATCTTTACCTGAACGCATTTTACCACAGATTGCAATTTTGAGTTCGTTCATTATTTACTTTTCCTCCTCTAAATCAAAAGTACGGTTTAATAGTCCCACTAACTCAGACTGTGATTTATAAGTGTACTCATCACGTGTTATATTAGTTGCACAAATATATGTTGCATAATTTTCGCCACCACTAGCACCAGACTTATAGGCTAATTTTGTACTGAAAACTAAAGTATCTCCTACCTGAACGTTCTTAAACATCTTTGCACGTGTTTTAGACTTAATGTTTACTACTCTTCAGTTTTCTTTCTAAAATACTAATTTCCTTTTCTAGTTGTTTCGTCTGTTCTTCCAGTTCTTCCTCAGTAGCTTCCTTATGCATTAGCATTTTGTAACCAAAGAAAAGGTTATCTTGACGATCTAGTAGCATATCTTCCAACTCATCTCTTGTTTTCCCCCTTAAATCAGCAGATTTCACTGGTTTTACCTCCTAATTAATATCGTTGTTAGCATTTTGAACACCCTCTGTATCAGACTCTTTAATCCATTCAGGAAAGAAAAGTTCTTCTTTTTTCTCAATGTGTGGTGTAACTTGTTTACATTTATAACAATACATATGCTTTACATGGTTATGACCATGCATTTTACTGAGTCTCCTTTGAATAGTTACTACGTTTTTACAATTTTCACATTCTAAATAAGTAGGTTTGGTCTTTGTCTTTCTTCCACATGACATAGTCAATCACTCCTAGTAATATTTAGTATTTAGTGTCTAGTATTTTAATACTTTATTACAACCTGTACTTACCTTATATGTAGACTATAACATTACTATAACATCTTGTCAATACTATTTTTGAATTTGTCGATAACTTTTTGTCATATTAAAAATGGAGACTTGCAGTTACCCACAAGCCCCCTATAACAGCTTCATACTACTTCACTCAGTTTCATCACTTTCCAGTTTAACAAGCTGTTTAATGCTAACCGGAAATTTTTGTTTAGCCAATTTATAAACAGCTTTAGCATACTCAGTGATTTCAGCTTGTGCGTCATGCGCTAATCTTTGGTTTAAAAAGTGAGCGACAGATTGTAGACTAGCTGTCCAGTAATACCGCACATACATACCATACGCAGGTAAAAATAAACGTGCTTGTTCCGGGGCTACCCCACCTTTTATTGCATTTTCATAAGCTTCAAGACCTAAATCTATAATACGTTGTAAGTCACCTGTAAGCGTACACCCATATTCAGAATCTACAGGGTCACCACTACCTTGTTTTGAGTTTTCCGGTGCTGACCTCCATTTATCAACTTGGGGAACATAGAATGTCGGTTCTTCAGTTATATAACGTCTACTTGACTCATTCCACGCTGTCATATTATCCCCAGTAGCTTCTTGAAATGAGGACCCTACAATATACTTCCAGTGCTGCCTACATACCATTAATGGAGCATAAACTTCAAATTGAAGCATTGAGTGCCGGAAGGGACTATGGTGCCCATGTTTGGCAAGGAACTTAATTAGTCTAATGTCCTTTTCACTTAGTTCATGTGATTCCTTATTATAAGAAACTCTTGCGGAATTCACCGTAGTTAAATCTGAACCCATTGTATCTACTAATCTTACATATCCTTTATCCAAAACATTTATCATATTCAAGTTACTCATTATATACCCTCCTAAAATTTAACTACTCATACTACTTGTTATCCCTTATTTATTATCTACTAAATCATACCTCATATAAACATAGTCAATCCATACATTTTCATGTTTCGTATACAGCCCCCCTAAGACTAGCAAATAGCAGCCAATCTCTTGGCTGCTATTTATTTTATCTTTACTTTAACAAGCGTTCTTTCTTGAAAGCGGAAATAACACCTTCATTGGATAGATACTCAATGTCATAGTGACTGTTATTAGGCAGGTGTTCAAGGTAGAAACGTAGTGTTTCAACATCATTAGATGTAAAGTGTTCAACATCTCTATAAGCTTCTTCAATCTGTTCCATTGCGGTTAATACTTTATATGAAACATGGTCATTTACTGCTGCAATACGAGCATTTATATTACAACCTTTTTCAGGTTTCACACCATTCTTGTTCTTACCATTTTGAAAGTATACTGCTGCTTTATGTGCTTTTTCAAGTATATCAGAATTTAAATCCCCTGATAAGTAGCCAATACGTGCATTAACATAATCAGTTATTGGTTTTTCAAAATGAGCATCTGCATCAAAATCTAATTTTCCGGGTTCTATGTTATCATCAAGGTCCTCAAGCAGTTCTACAAAAGCTTTAGCTTCATCCTGTAGGTCTAATGCAGCTTTGTAGATAGCTAAGCTGTCATACCCATGACCTTCATCAATTAACTGTTTTATTTCACCTGCGAATGATATTACTTCTGAAAACGATCTAATCATAAGCCCATTCTTTTTTACAATTTTAGCCATTTATTCTCCTCCTAATTGTTAGCCTTAACTTTTAAATATTTATTTTACTATCTGCTATTTAGTTGGGGTTGCAATCGTATATCTTCCTAATTTGTCAACAAAAGAACTGAATGGTCCACGGAAATCATATGTAAGTTCTGCAAAAGCAATATCGGTATACTCACCAGTTTCCAGACCCATTTTAAAGTGGTGTTTCAGTTCAGAGAAACCAGATTGACTTTTCTCAATATCAATCTGCCCGTTATGCCCCGCCATTGCTATGTAACAATCATCCTCGAAGCGTGTTAAGGTTTTTCTGATTTCGTCTACTGTACCATTTTGAATTTCATCTACAATGGCTCCTACATTTTCAAATGTTCTCCCTCTAAGAAACGTATGTGGTACAACTTTATAAGGACCACCAGTAAACACATTACACATGTCATCAAGGTCAAGTAATTGTGGGTTCACTCCTGCTTTAACCAATGCCTGAACAAAAGGTACTGCATACTCCTTAATCTTTTCAGAAACACCACCCGGTAGGTAGCCTAGAGAACCTTCCTGAACAGGGAATACAACATAGTAAATCGTTGTTATATACTGTTTATCTTGCAGGGCTTTCATTGCCTGTGTTAGTACACTCGTCTTCCCCGAGCCGGCAATAGAATCCACTATAACCTTTTTCTTCTTAAAGAGTTTTGTTACCATATCCTCTTGTTCCCTGCTTAATTTGTTTATAAACGGGAACTCTTTTTCCGATAGTTTGTCGAGGCTTAACGGTTCTGTTTTATGCGCCATGTATTGGCTACACCCCTTTACACCGATTAGTGGTTAACATTTTCCTATACTTCTATTATACTATACTTGCAGTATAGCAAGGGCTTAACAGACTTTGTTTTTACTTCAGTAACTTGTATCTTATATCTTTAACATACTTATACTATACACGGAATGTTACAGCCTGTCAAGATATTATAACAAAAAAGACTCCCTGAAGGGAGTCTTATTTATTTTATTTTACCCGAATGGTTTCTCCAGCGTAAATCGTATAATTTTTGTCTAATTTGTTCCAAGCCTTAATCTGAGCAGATGTAGAACCATATTTAGCAGCCAATTCGGAAACAGTGTCCCCAGCAACCACCTTATGATATTTTGCTGTAGGCGCTGAACCCTTAAGCTTAAGAACTTGTCCTACATAGATAACATCTTTATCGATATGATTTAACTTGGCAATAGCATCTACACTTAAACCATACTTAGCACAAATTTCTGAAAGCGTGTCACCATACTTTACAGTATAGCTAGATGGTACTGAAACTTTAGATGTCGATTTAGAATGTGATTCCTTCTTAGGTTCTGATTTTGGTTCTGGTGCAGCTTTACCATAAGCTTTATTTTTAACTATAAAGAAATTACCACCTGCGTAGTCTAAGTCGACATCACCACTAATACCGTTTACTCTGCCCTTCCAACTATGTTGCCAAGCATATAGGTTAGACAGTCTGAGACCTCCACCGATATTACTTGAAGGATAAGCAAACCAGAATCCAAATTCAGAAGTAATGCTCTTAATAGCCCTATACTTTTCTAAAGGCATGTAAACGATACAGCTACCTAACTCTTTTTCTACATATCTACAAAATGTTTTAGCTGCTGAAAGCATAGCAGACGCACTAGAAAAACTACTCGTTTCTAGGTCTAGTGCTGGAGGCAAAGTAAAGTTATACTTTCTAATTTTATTTACAAAATACTTCGCTTCTGCAAGTGCCGAGTTGTCATCATGGAAACGTTGGAAGTGATAAAAACCACCAGCTAAACCTACAGAGGTACCACCTCTAAAATGTGAATCCATTGTAGGGTCTGTATAATTAGTACCATCAGTAGCCTTTTGGTAGAAAAATTTAATTCCATCAGCTTTTACCTTATTCCAGTCGGTAACCGTTTGATAATGAGAGATGTCAATACCTTTGTCACCTTGTTTAATTGCCACATAAACCATTCCTTTCTAAGTTTAGTCATTCATAATATAGCGTTTTACATTGAATGGATTATTGTTTCAATCGGGATTCTAATTCGTTTAGAATAGCGTCAAAGTCTGTTTCAGGGCTAAAGGTGAAAACAAAGTCAACACCGGCAACCATTGCACGTTTACCATCTTTAACAACAGGTATTTCTCTTTGTTCTGGTACTACTGGGCAGTGCCAACTTTCAGTTTCATTAATCTTTTTAACTGCTAGAACAAACTCCCTGTTTTCCTGTTCTTGCTCTATCATAAGTGTAGTGGGGATGAAAATAGAATGTTCTGTTTTCATCCGTCCTACTGTCTTACGACTCTTAAATACTTCTACCGTGTCCTTTAGGGTCTCAAGCAACGATTTTCTATCACTCAACTTATCCGGCTCCTTCACCTTTTTCTGGGAATGTATTTTTGTGCCATTCCCCATAATTTGCTCTGGTTAGGAATGAAATGATGAATGCAATTTCCCCTCCTTCAAGACCAGAATTAATTGGGGATACTCCTGTAGGTAACGTAGTTGTATTATCGTTTGTAATAACAACAACATCTGGTCCGAGGTCAATGACTTTACCATTTGCTACTTTCTCAGCAAACTTTTCTTGAAGCTTTCTCATATCAATTCCATACTCAATAGCTTTCCTGAAGATTTTCTTATGCAAGGCAGGTGCTTCTTCATAATGACTTACAATTTGTAAAAAATGTGGTTCCTTTGTTTCATCTGACGATTTTGCAATTAAAAATTTAAAGTCTGCATATGTACGTTTTGCTAGTGTCGTAAGCAGTGATAAAATTTCCTCATATTCTTCGTCTGTAGGTTTACGATTTAATAGGTCAGTCAGACTCATACCTTCTACGTCCTCTTTACGAGCGCCGTGTACAAATTCTGAACCTTCAAAGTCTTTATAACTTCCTTTATCCATTAAATAATTTTCCCCCTTGTGTACGACTTCTTTTATTTCCTTAACCACCTGAGTAATACCGTTTAAATACTGTAAATATAACTTTAATTCTCTCATAGCTGCTATAAACCCAAGGAGTATAACTAGTGTATAAAATACAAGCGTCAATATGATTATAACATAAACAGAGTCAGTCAATCGTTTCTCCGCTCTTTCCAAATACTTCTGATAGATCATCATAAGAAATTGTCCAAACTTTACCATCATCACTTTGCTGTAACCCGAATCGGAGATAGACAGGACGGGCTTGCTTATTATCCTCAGCTATAACACCTTTTCGTTTACGAATAGCAAGGTTAACAAGTTCCGCAAAACCTCTGGAAGCAACCCCACTTATCTTCCCGTTACTCCTATGGAAGTCCATTTTCAGGTGATCTCCTTCCTCAGAGTAGCCTACAATCCCTGTAGTACGATCTCCATCCTTTAACTCAAGGTAATAGCTAGACTTGTCGTAGAATGGTTTGTTTCCCCTTGTAAGGCTATTAGAAACCGTTTTAAGCATAGCTACATCTTTTGGGTTAAGCCCTTTCGTTATCTTGCTCTTGAACTCTCTAGCATGACGTATTGTTGGGGCTTCTTCTCTTTTATCATTTTCATTTTTATTTGGTTCTTTACTTTTATATATTTCTTCATAAACTGTAACTTCTTGGTACTTTCCGTTGCGTTTAATTGTTCGTTGCACTGGTACCAATCTGGTAATATCTTTAGATTTAATCACTCCCTCTGGCATAATGTCACAGGACTTTGCGTATATATACATGTCATACATGGATTCAAACCCATACATATTTAGAAAACCCTGATAAGTTTTTGAAAGCTGCTCATTACGTTCAATAACATCTTCCATACCTTTTACTTTTGTCATGGTTTTAACCATATGAGTTGTTATTGGAGCTTCCATAAGTCCTACAGCTTCACCATTTAAACCTTCTTCTCTAATCTGGGTAAGCCTTTCCATAAGCTTATTCATACCAGATTCAGATAGACTATATTTCTGTCTCCGCATAAGCAACACCCTTTCAATTCTAATTATAGCATAAGGGTATAACAAAGGCAACAAAATAGAGGTGTATCATTGAAATACCCCTCTGTTACTATTAGTATCCTCTTGAAAAAATATCAGGAGCAGTAGGCTTCATGTTCTGTACAACTGTGTAGTTGAAAGCATTCTCCTGTGTTTGCAAAATATATGGTTCAAGTACATGTTCCATACCAACCATTGAGTAAACTGACGACTGAGCATAATGATCGTCACCTTTTCTTGTAATAACTTGATAGATATCCCTTGTCTTTTCGTCTTCTTCGTCACGGATAACTACGTTAACCCAGTGTTGTTTATATAATTCTAGGTCTTTATCTGGGCGATAGAAGCCTAAACGACCCATCTTCATATCTGAAATGTGACGTTTGTTCTGCGTCAGTTTATCTATTGTAACCTGTCCACGACTTTCTTGCCATACTGGGGAAATTTGTCCGTTAGAACGTGGGTTAGGGTTTACTTTTACACCATAAACTTTACCTAAACCAAAATGTTCCTGTAACTTGTAAACATAGTTACCACTGTCACCAATATCTGCACAAATAATGTCTGGGTTATACGGAGTTATTTCATTGATAACCCTTTCTAGGTCAGCTTCAATATTGGCTACACCACGAGCACGTTCTACAGAGAAACAACGGATAATGTCAATCATACCATTATCTCTGAACCCACGAATTGTAACCCAATGTCTATTCGTTAATACCGCCTCTTTCGAGGTACTTTAACACTGCTCTAGGCAGTCGGACTAGACTATATCTTAACCCTACGTTTTGGAGTAGGGTTCCCTGTATTACGTTGCATTAATCATTAGTGAACTACCCGACACCTACGCTTTGATTAGAAATGGGATACTTCTTCTAAATTTATACATATACTACATCCACGATATTTATAATGCAACTCTTATCCAGTTCTCACTATACCCATTTGTATAGCTACCTAGAAGTTTAGTCGTTGAACCTTCCTCTACTTGAGAGGCTTGGCTGCTGATTACCCAATCCTTAGCCTTTTTACTATACCGTTGTGATTAGCAACGCCCATATCTATGTCACCATGATATGTTAGTAGCTAAGGCTCTAAGGGGTTCCCCGCAATTAACAGGGTTATTCACTAATCATTACTGATTAGGGGGGCAGATAGTTTACCCCAATCTATTCCTATAGAGATAAACCGGTAATTACCTCTATCCATTAAGGGCGCTGGTAGGTCCTCTCTGATATTATTATCAATGTCTTGTGGCATGGCAGCTAAAGCTAGGTCCAAGTATGGGTACCCTAAAACGTAGTTGTAAAAGTGTTGTTTAGACTTCGCTTTCAACTCTTTACGTTTTAACTCATCAGCGGTAATGAACACTGCATTTAGCTGAGTAATCATGTACCCACGAATACCACCACCATCTGCTGTACGAGACGGCATTTGTGCTACCCACTCACCATTGTACCATCTATCCAAACTTCTACCACACTTCTGACAAACAAAGCGGAACGACCCGTCACGGACCGTCTGAGCGTATATATCGACACCCGATTCATCTATACATTCAATGTTCTTTTCATAATCTAATATCTGAGTATACCCACAATGCTCACACTTATGCATGTAAACCATCTGATCAGATTTATCATAGAGTTCATGGATTCCAAAGTTAGGTACTGTCTAATCTACCGCCTCTTTCGAGGTACTTTAACACTGCTCTAAGCAGTCGGAATGGACTATATCACAACCCTAATATTTGGTTTAGGGTCCTCTGCTTTACGGTTTACAATTGACACTCCTCATGACTGAAGTCAGGGGATTCTTGGGTCGTTAGCGTCCTCATCCACTTCTGTTTCGGACAACGCCCAGGTTCATAGTAAACCTCTTATCCGGTCCTCACTATACCCATTTGTAAGCTACCCGGAAGTTTAGTCTCTAGGCATTTACAGTCTGTTATAGACTGACTTAGCACGGGGTTACCACTATCCTTTTCAGGACTTAGGCTTTCTTACCAGCTTATTGGTTATTCAGCTTTGCCCGTTTAACAGAGTTTTTCATCTACAGATTACTCTGTAGAGCCCCACACATTAACGTAGGGGTTGACCATCTACGCATAACTTTGAACAGTGAAGATGACATTGACTCTTCCGCAGAAATCAAGGCTGAAGCAGAGACACGATCAAACTCATCCATGGATAGGTAATCAATATCGACACCTTCTACAGCAGCACTTTTAGAAGATGAACGGAAGAGCAAGAAACTGTTACGTATCTTCTTCTTCTCCAATGAATCCACGTTTTTATCCGTTATTGTTGCATAATAACCATGTTCCAAAATTGGGTTAATCCTTGTTGAAACAAAGTCTTTCATTTGACGGTTTGTCATTTATACCCCCGGTTTCCCAGTATTTAAAAGGGATTAGACTACATCATAACCTTACGTTTTGGTGTAAGGTTCTCTGCTTTACTTCCTTGCTTTAAATACTTATAGGCTACCATACCTATAGGTACCTGTTTAACTCTTCATGAATGGCACTTCCAACACTCGTATAAGGTATTACAAGTATCTCCATTCCATTAGCTTTTGCGTAGTCACTTTTTATTTTATCTCTCAAAACTTGACCTTTGAACACATATTCCCCACCAAAAAACTCTGTTAAAATGATGATATGGTAGTTTTATTAAAGCAAGGTTTTCTTATCTAGTTCTCACTGTCACCGTTTTGACAGCTACCTAGAAATTTAGTCGTTAGGCATTTACAGTCCTATTAGACTGACTTAGCACGGGATTACCTCTATCCTCCGCAGGACTTAGGCTCTCTTACCAGCTTATTGGTTTAAAACTTAGGTTATTAAGCTATGCCCGTTTAACAGAGTTTTTCTTCTGTAGATTACTCTACAGTGCCCCACACAATCTAGGGAATGTATATAAACATTTAACCGCTGCATAACTGTGTGAATCTGCAAAGTGAATCATTTCAGCAACACCCATTTCACTTAACCCTAGTTGCCTACTTTTAATTATAACTTTATCCGGGTGCTGATCGTTCAGTATTTGTACCTGCCATGGCCTATGTGCATTGGCTTTAGCAGAGTTTCTGCCACTAACATGGAATGTAATCGGGTGCCCTTTAATTACGTGGTGCTTTAAAAGATAAGACGAAGGATTAAGCATAGTCAAAACATAGGCTAGCTGTTCCTTCGTTGGTTTTGTTGTACCAAACGTTTGTAATGCTACGTTGGCTATTAATTTTCCGTCTATGTTGTTTACCGACATTAAAATGCCTCCTCGTTCTCTGAATTTTGAGCAATGTCAAAATTCCTAACAAGTTCTGCAACATCCTCCGCTGACATATTCATAACGTCTAGTCCTTCTTCATCTTCAGACATTTTACCTTTTTGAACTTGTTCATCAATTGCTTTTTCTACTTTCATACTAATCTCAGGAAGTGCACCAGCACCGGAATTACCTTCCAAAGCTTCTTCAATGTTATTTGCTTCCTTGAACATACCGAACACCCTTTGCAGGTCAGCAATGTTATCAATCGGTATTTCACCAGCATTTAAACGTATTAAGTACTGTTTTAAGGATTTAGACATTGCCTCGTTCAGTAAGTCAAGGACTTCAGCACTACTTGTCGTTCCAGATTTCTTCTTTTCCACTTTTCTTCTTAGTTCATCTGTCATTGACATCTTCAAGTTCTCCTTTCCTTCGTAGTGTTCTATAACAGGAATGTACATCCTCACAAATATCCACTGTTACATCTTTACTTAAATGGCAATGGATATGGCTTTGAATGGTTACATACCTGTTATCATTAATGACTAAAGATGTCAGAGGACGGCCACAAACTACACATAGTCTAGGAGTACTTACTCTTTTATCACCCTTCTTAAACGTGTGTCTACGTTCAGAGTTGATTAGAGCATGTCTACGTTTGGTTACAACGTCTCGCCTATTTATCGTTACCACCTTCCTTCCTGTTATTTTTTCCATCTTCACCTCCCTTCTTGTCATCTTTATCATCTTCGTCATTGTTATCATTATCGTCATTATCTTCAAAGTCGTCATCAAAATTGTCATAGTCGTCATAATCATCAAAGTCGTCATAGTCGTCTAAGTAATCTGGAAAGTTCTCATCTAAGTAATCATTATAATCATATAGTTTCTCTTCCAGAGAATCATCTATTTCATCCTCGTCATCACTTGTTATACCAATGTAAATGTGAGGTAATTCAAGAATAATTTCACCGACAATCGTATTACAAATATCTGAATTAAGAGAAATAGAGTACTTGATAAACTGCATATAAAGTTGTTCCACGTATTTATCATGCAGCTTACTTGCAATCTCAGATTCTTCCAGATCACTTTCACATTGTAAATAAGCATAATCGTAAGCCATAAGAGAAGCAGTAAGTGTAATAATGTGCTCTATATCCATTCTCATTACATTGATGAACACCCAGTCAGGTTCAAGTTTGCTTCCTTCTTGAAAGGCAGGGGACATGATACCTGCTTTGGAGACAATATTAGGTGATACTTCCTCCACTGCATAATTTTGTATAGTTTCTATATATTTGTTCATTTCATCTTCTGTAAGTCCAAACATGTCTACACCCGCCTTAATGAATTCTCTTCAAAACAAATTTTGTCAAATCCTGTATTTCTTTTTCTACGCGCTCCTTTTTTCGCTTCAGAATGTGGTCATATATCTTTGTAGTAGTATAGGCTAATAAACTGCCTAAAATAAGGTAGGTCAATGTTGTGTAGTGAAGCGGGAATATATAAGTTGAAAAAACTTCCGTAAACCATACAACAATGGCTTCAGTAATAATAACAAGCGTAAGTTTTATGTATCTGTTATTTTTTATCATAATGTAACCTCCATATTCCGTTTGCTTATAATATAAGGCTTTCTAAAATATGCACTTACAAGTCTTATATTATAGTGGAATCAGTTGACGGAGAGGGTAATGATGTTTGTCTTTGTTGCGTCTATCGTTTTAACCGCTGTATTTTACGCGCTAAACATATATGTATCTTTTATGGCTGCTTCAATTCTTTATTTAGGGATAACCTTTAGAAAAATAGTGCCTTTATTTCAGGCTTATTTGTTTATACTAATAACCTACATCTCCATTATATCAGATGTTGTAATGTTTGTACACGGTATGCACAGCTCTATTTCTGTTAAGAACGGGCTGCTTCTTTTGTTATTAGTGGCTTCACTCATCACCGCTAGGAGCAGAAAGGGGACTGACTAGATAAATGCATATAACTGAAAATAAGTACCACAGTACAATCAAGTCTGAATTTAAAGAGTTGATTCACAATATTGTGTACCGGAGCAGATCACTATTTCATGTGTATACGATACACCGTTTACTCTCCTTAGGACTTTTAATCGACTTTCAGTATAAGTATTTGAAGCAGGAGTCTAGCTTAGACATTTGTATTGAACTAGATTTAAAGCAGTATGGTAAAGTACAGTTTTCGATAGATTCAGATTCTAATTATGGGTGTGTAGCAAATAAAGAAAGCCTGAAAGTGCTGAAGAACTTCTTAGATAACTTTGACACTGGACTGAATGACGGTAATCCTAAAGGAAAATGGCCGTTCAATAAATAGGGAAGGTGGGGTTTTAAGTGAACCAAAACAACGAGGTAATTCAGAAGTTAATACACATAGAAAATACCCTCCAAGATCATGAAGCTGACTATTCAGAGTTAAAAAGTGTAGTCAGTGAGCTTAAAAATATCGTTCAGTCCCTTGATAAAGATATGGCTATTCAAGCTGAAAAACAATCCCATTTATACTTTCGGGTTGAACAACTCCAAAAGCAAATTGAACTCCTTGAAGCAAAAGGGACTAAAACAAGTGATAAACAACGGGCTTTGATTGAGAATGCATTAATGGCTTTTCTCGGTGGGTTGATTACATATTTGTTTAGTCTTATCGGTGGTCATTAAAAGTAGATAAGGAAAAGGAAAGGTGAGGAACATTTATGAAAAGGATTGTTACAGAACTTAAAGTAACCATGATTAATAATTCTGTATGGTATGTGGACCCTAAAGTACTTTACAGTGGAGGAGTACCTGAAACTGTTTCCTCTTACTTTGGTAACCAAATTAAAGGTAGTCGGGGACCTATGATTAGAGCAAATGCAGCGTCTGATTTCACTGGAGAAGAACAATGGTTAAACCCGGCACTTATTGTCAGCGTTAAACCTACATATGGTGACGCTCCTGAATCCTAAATAAGGGGAAACGAAAATACCAGAGGTTTTTCTCCTCTGGTTTTTTTATTCATATTCATATT